GAGGTGCCCTGATGGCCATTGTCAACGGCTACACGACCTTGGCCCAGATCAAGGCCGAGATGCGGATCGGCACCAACGACACCGCCGACGACACCCGCCTCGAGCTGGCTGTGGCGGCAGCGTCACGCCAGATCGACGCCTACTGCGGCCGCCGGTTCTGGCAGGACGCCACCGTGAAGGTACGCGAGTTCTTCGCCGACGGGCCGGTCACCTGTTTCACCGATGACATCTCGACCACGGTCGGTCTGATCGTCGCTGTCGACGAGGCCGAGGACGGCAGCTACGGCGAGACGTTGACGCTCGGCACCGACTTCATCTTGCTGCCCGCCAACGCCGACGACGACGTGCCTGCCCGGCCGTTCACCGAGATCCGCATCGTCGAGACCGACAACTACTCGGGGTTCCCGTGGCAGACGCTGCGGCCGAGCGTGCGGGTCACCGCCAAGTTCGGGTGGCCGGCGATTCCCGACGACGTCACCAAGGCGGCGCTGATCCAGGCGTCGCAGCTGTTCAAGGCATCCGACGCCGTGTTCGGTGCCGCCCAGTTCGGCGAGGCCGGCGTCGCCCTGCGGGTGCAGGCCCGGCTGAATCCGATGGCCGAGGCGCTGCTCGAGGCCTACGCCAAGCCGAGGGTGGCCTGATGCCGACGGTGACGCAGGTGCGTGACGAGCTCGCCCGGGTGATCACCGCCGAGACCGGTCTACGGGCCGCAGCACTGGTGCAGGACACGATGGTCGCCCCGATCGCTGTCGTCACCCGCCGTGCGTTCGACCCTCGGATGATCTTCAGCCAGTCCAAGGCCGCCTATCAGTTCACCGTGACGCTGTACGCCGACCGCACCGATGAGCGTGCCGCCCAGCGGGCGCTCGACAACTGGTGCGAGATTCGCAGCATCGACCTCGTCGCCGAAACCGACGACCAGCTCGACGCCGAAACCGGTGACGACCTGCTCGTCGAAGAGTCAGCGTCGGTCGTCGAAGCGATCCAGAACGGCGCCGCCTGGCAGGTGACCGTCGACTACGCGCAGGTCACCCAGATCGGCGAGGTCCAGGCCGTGATCATCGGCGAGTCGAACTACTTGGCTGTGCCCCTCGACGTGGAGGTCGTGTTCTGATGGCATTCACCGCTGCAAACAAATCCCGGGTGCTTGCCGGGTCGTTCAGCTACTCCTGCTACAGCCGTGGCTTCTCGCTGAGCTCCAGCATTGACATGCTCGAGGTGTCGACGCTGTGCGATGACGCCAAGGCGTTCATCCCCGGCCAAGAGTCGTCGACCGCCAGTTTCGACTTGATCTACGACACCGCCCAGTCGACGCACGCTGGGACATGGTCGACAGCCGGGAACCTGCCGGTCACCTACCTGCCGGAAGGCACCTCTGTCGGTGACACAGCGTTCTTGATGGACTCGATCCGCACCGAATACACGGTCAGCAGCGCCGTCGCCGCAACCGTCGACGCCACCCTGACAACGCAGACGACCGGTGACACCGGCTACGGACGTTGTTTGGCCTCAGGCGCCGTCACAGCCGACACCGATGGCAGCAGCGTCGACAACTTGGCGTTCACCCAGAACGGCGCTGTCGCCCATCTGCACGTCACCGCATACAGCGGGCTCACGTCGAACGCGATCCGGTTGGAGCATTCGACCAACAACTCGACGTGGACGACGCTCGCCAGCTTCACCTCGGTGACCGGCACAACCAGCCAACGGTTGGCAATCACCGGAAACGTCTTGCGTTATGTGCGGGTCGTCGATGACGTGACCGGCACCGGTTCTTGCACCCGCACCGTCGCGCTCGCACGGCGCTAACCCGACCTCAACCCCCGAGGAGACTGACATGGCCTTCAGAGCCGGCACCACCAGCTACTTCGCGCTGCACAACGTAGGCGGCACGATGACCAACCTGAGCCCGTACATCGACAGTTTGACGCTGCCGGCAACGACCGATACCGCAGAGGTGTCGGTGTTCGGTACGGCAGCGAAGGTGATGATCACGCTGCAGACCGGCGGCGAGCAGATCAGCATGTCCGGTCCGTACGACGGACCGTTGGCGACCCACCTCGACAACTTGAAGAAGGCCCATGCTGCCGGGTCGGCTGCGTCGGCGTTCATCTGGGGTCCGGGCGGGTCCGTGGCCAGCGAGTACCGGGTTGCCGGGTCGGTGTTCGTCACCCAGTTCGACCTGTCGTCGTCGGTCGGCGGCCGGGTCGAGTACTCGGCGTCGCTGCAGATCAGCGGCGCCGTCACCACCGGCACCTTCTGATCCGGTGGCTGCGACCACTGGCACCGGGTTCAGCGCCTCGGTGCTGTCGGCCTATGTCGCCAATCTGGAGTCGGTGCTCGACGCCGACGCCAACCAGCGCATCACTCGTGCCGCCGGGTTCGCAGGTAAGGACGCCGGCCTTGAGGCCGCAGCCGACAAGCTCGGCGGCGACCGGGCGATGTCCGGCTACAAGAACGGCAACATCAAGCTCGGTGTCGGGTTCGACACCGGGCCGTGGCGTGTCGACCTGAACCATCGCCCGAAGGGGCTGTGGTTGTTGGCCGACGAGGGCCGCAAGCGCAGCGGCCCCATCTACCCCCGCCGTGGCCGTCGCAAGGGCAGCGCCCCGACTCCGGGCCGTGCGGTGCTGACACCGTTCGGACCTCGGGCAACGTCGTCGTTCGGGCCGTCCCGAGGCACTGGCGTGTTCAAGTTGGCCGCTGCCCGTGAACGGGACGCAGCACCAAAGGCGGCATGGCGACAGCTGCAGACCGAGTTCCGACGTATCACCCGGGGGTGAGCTGAATGGCGTTCCAGGATCGGCTCACCGTCGTCATCGACTTCGTCACCGGCCCCGCCCAGTCCGGGCTGAAGAAGCTGCGCACCGACGTCGCCCAGGCCGAAGGGGCGATGGGCAAAGCGAAGGTCGCAGCCTCCGGGCTCGGCGGCGCGCTGCAGCAGTACGCCGGTCAGGCTGCGCTCGCAGCCGGTGCGGCGCTGGTGACGTTCGGTGTCAAGTCGGTGAAGGCGTTCCAAGAAGGGGCGCTGGCCGCTGGCAAGTTCGCCGACGCTGCAGGCATCTCGATCGAAGCGGCGTCACGGTTCACTGCTGTCGCCGATGACCTCGGGATCAGCGGCGAAACGGTGCAGGGCGCCATTCAGAAGATGAACCTGGCGATCGCCAACGGCAAGCCCGGCCTGGACCAGTTCACCGACTCGATCGTGCGTGCCAAGGACGGCACCGTCGACTCGGCCGCCACGTTCCAGAACCTTGTCACCGAGATCGGCGCCATCCGCGATTCGACCGAACGTGCCAAGGTCGCTCAAGAGGTGTTCGGCAAGAGCTACGCCGAGATCAGCCGCCTGATGGAGATGTCGGCGGGAGAGCTTGCCAAGCGCCTCAACGACGTGTCTGACGCTCAGATCTTCGACGAAAAAGAGGAAGCGAAAGCCAAGCAGCTCGAACGGGCGATGGACGACCTGCAGGACCGGGTGCGCGATCTGCAGCTCACCGTCGGCGAAGAGCTTGTCCCGGCACTGACCGACTTCATCGACACCAGCCTTGACGTCGTCGACGTCGCTGGCAAGATGAACCAGGGGTTCAAGCGTCTGACCGATGGCGTCGGACTTGTCGATGCGCTCAGCGGCGCCGACACTGCTGTCGACGGGCTCAGTCGAGCGTTCGACAGCAACAACAACAGCGTCGACCGGCTGCTTGGCGGCACTCAGGCACTTGTCAGCGCCATCCCCATCTTGGGCGACAAGATGAATGACCTGATCCCCCGGGTCACGATGGTCGACGAAGAGATGCAGGCGCTCGCCGTCGACATCGCTGCCGGCACCGACGAGGCCGCAGCGATGGCCGAGATGTACGGCGAACGTGTCCCGCCAGCGATCGACACGACGACCGGGTCGATGTCGTTGCTCGAGGAAAAGACCCGTGACGCTCAGCGTGCCGCTCAACGGGTGAAGGCCGAGTGGGAGACCTTGTTCAGCGGGTTGAACGAGGAGAAGGCGCTGCTCGATCTGCAGGACCAGTTCGCCGACCTCGAAGAGAGCGCCGTCGAGGCGTACGCCGCTGGCGTCGAGGGCGCTGCCGATGCCGAGAAGAAGCAGCGTGACCATCAGTCGGCGATCCTCGCAACGAAGATCGCTGTCGCTGAGTACGCCAGCGAAGTGCTCGGTCTGCCACCTGAGCAGGTGTCGAAGATCCTGGCCGAGATTGATGACGGCAAGTTGGCCGAGGTCGAAGCGAAGCTGACGAAGCTCGGTCGTCAACGCCAAGTCAAGTTCGTTCCGTTCGGCGAGGTCGGCTACGAGCGGCGGGCCACCGGCGGCCCGGTCAGCGCCAACCGTCCATATCTGGTCGGTGAGGAAGGCCCCGAGCTGATCGTGCCCGGCCAGTCCGGGATGGTCATCCCGAACCATCGTCTGCCGACCACCGGTGGT